CAACAAACCCACTGGAATAATATGGCAAACAAAAAGTATGACCTAACCGCAATCATGGAAGAGTATGCCGATGATGACTTTGGTTTCACGGCAACAGATGAAGAAGAATACAATTCCGTTATTGCCGAAAAAGATGATACAGTACAGGAATACAAGGAACGTCTACAACAAGTAGAAAAACTAATCATGCCGTTTCTAACCAAGTTGTTGAAAACTGCCGACCAACCAATCATTAAGTGGCCTAATCGTAAAGAAACATTAGAGGCACAAATACAAAAAATACTTGCTTTAACCAGAGATTAACTATATAATTGTACGAGGAGATATATTATGAAAGATTTGATAATCGGATGTTCCACCGGATATAAATGGGACACAATTAAGTATTGGGTCAACTCTATCAATCAGTCAGGTTTCACTGGCGATAGAGTTATGATTATGATGAATGCTGACAAAGAGACAGTAGATAGAGTCACTGACACAGGATTCAAAGTTATTGGATTCAAACGGGACGAACAAGGCAATCTTGTATATCAGTCCAATATTATGGTACACGTTGAGAGATTTCTACACATCTATAATTTCTTGTCACAGAATGAGTATCGTTATGTCATTACGACTGACGTTAAAGATGTTATCTTCCAAAGCAATCCATTCAAACACATTGAGAAACATATGGGTCAACGTCAACTATTGATGTTCTCCTCTGAAAGTATGTTATACAAAGATGAACCATGGGGTAACCAAAACTTGTTGGAAACTTATGGTCAATTCATCTATGATAGATTCAAAGATAATCCAATTTACAACGTTGGTGTATTGGCAGGCCGTGGTGATGCAATGCGTGACTTGTGCATGAATATCTTTTCATCATGTTTAAACAAACCAATTCCAATTTGTGACCAATCTACATTCAACTTCCTGATTTCACAAGAACCATACAAGTCAACTTGTCGTTACACTAAATCAGAAGACGGATGGGCTTGTCAACTTGGTACAACTGCAGACCCAAGTAAGATAGACCAGTTCAGACCATTCTTGTTGGAACCATCTCCACACATGGAAATAGATAAAGTAGTAACATCAATGAACAAAGAGTATGTGATTGTTCACCAGTATGATAGAGTGCCTGCATGGCGAAAGATTATTGAAGCAAAATATGGCTAAAATTTTATATGTTGTCCACCGATATGCTCCATATCCCGGTGGTTCTGAAAATTATGTACGTGATATGGCAGAAGAAACATTCCGTAGAGGACATGATGTAACTGTACTTGCAGGCGAACACAAAGGTGATTTGAACGGAGTCAAAGTAACAAGTGACTTTCAGATCATGGGATCAGAAGTCTTTGATTTGATTGTCGTGCATGGCGGTGACGTTGGTGTACAAGATGTTGCGTTAATGAATGCACAAAGAATTCCATCACCAATGTTGTTCATGTTGATTAAACCATCAGAGAGTGCTGTGTATCAACATGCAATGAATCACGTGAAGTTCATTGGTTGTTCAACTAAAGAAGATTGGGAATCAGCATTCAAACTTGGCCATCGTGACAAGGCAGTTCGTGTGTCACATGGCATCGATGCAAAGATTTCTTCTGGTACACCTGGATTCCGTGAGAAGTATGGAATCACAACACCATACATGTTCTTGTCGTGTGGTGGATTTTGGCCTAACAAAGCTTTCCACGAATTGATTAACACATTCAACGGTGTTGGTCGTGATGATGTTACACTTGTTCTGACTGGTTATGATAATCGTCACAGTATCATGCCGCAAAATTCCAAACAGGTTAAGGTGATGATGATTGATGACCGCAATGATGTTATGTCTGCCATTAGAGATGCTGACCTTTACATCATGCACTCACACTCAGAAGGATTTGGATTGGTTCTATTGGAATCAATGTTAAATAGAACAGCATGGGCATCACGTAGTATTGCAGGTGCCAAAGTGCTGAGTGATTTTGGATTCACATACGAAAACGATTCTGCTCTACGTGAGTATATGATTGATTTCAAAGGTGTACCAGAGTCCAAACTTGATGATGCATATGAATACGTGATGAATGCACATTTGATTAAAAACACAGTAAATGATATTTTGAAATTAATATGAAAATAACTTTTGGTATAACAACAGACTATTCTAATCAACCACAAATCAATGAAGTAATCTCCTCTATCAGATCACTACAAATACCTGAGTATGAGATTTTAATTGTTGGAGGTGAGAAGAAAGAAGATATGGTCGATGTGACACATATCTATTTTGATGAAACTCAACAACCTGGTTGGGTAACACGCAAGAAGAACACCATCGTTCAGGCAGCCAAATATGACAACATCGTATTGATGCACGACTACTATGTGTTTGATAAAGATTGGTACAAGAACTTCTTGGAGTTTGGTGAAGAATGGCACATCTGTTCTAACAAACAACTACTCATTAATGACAAGAGACACTTTACAGATTGGGTGACATGGGATGATCCTGTATTCCCACGTTACACTGCTCTGAGACATGATGATTGGTCACGTACTAACTATATGTACGTATCTGGTGGTTACTTTCTAGTGAAGAAACAAGTTGCACTAGATAATCCATTCAACGAAGAACTCACACACGGCCAAGCCGAAGATGTTGAGTGGTCTCTCCGAGTGCGTCATAGATATGTGATGAAATGTAATGGTAACAGTATTGTGAAACATAATAAGTGGCATAGAGATGCAAAATAAATTAGTAATTTTTGACCTTGACGGTGTATTGATTGAATCACGTGAACTACATTATGAAGCATTGAATGATGCTCTACGTAAAGTTGGTACTGAGTATGTGATTACACGTGAAGAACACCTAAGTCTATATGATGGTCTAAACACCACAAAGAAACTTGAGATGTTGTCTGAGAAGAAAGGTCTTGACCGTAAATACTTCAATCAGATTTGGCAAGATAAACAAGTTGCCACATTCAACCTCATCAGACAATTCCCAAAGAATAACAAACTAAGGCAGATGTTTGCCAAGTTGAGTAGTAATGGAATCAAAATTGCTATTGCAAGTAATTCTATACGTGAGACAGTTAAGTTGGCACTATTGTCTGTTGGTGTCATGGAGTATGTTGATTACTATGTCTCTAATGAAGATGTGAAACGAACTAAACCATACCCTGAGATGTACTGGCAATGTATGACGGCATTAGATGTTCTTCCTAAGAACACAGTTATCATTGAAGACAGTCATATTGGTCGTCAAGGCGCATTAGATTCTGGTGCTCACTTGGTTCCAGTTAAAGATTCACATGACCTGACAATGGAAAAAATTGATGAAGCAATCGATACACTTAACGGTGTAATTAAGAAAATGATACCATGGAGAGATAAGAAAATGAACGTACTAATTCCTATGGCTGGCGCTGGTAGTAGATTCGCAGCAGCTGGTTACACATTCCCTAAACCATTGATTGAGGTTAATGGTAAACCAATGATTCAAGTTGTTGCAGAAAACCTAAACGTTGATGCACACTTCATCTACATTGTACAAAAGGAACACTATGATAAATACAACCTCAAACAATTATTAAACTTAATCTCACCTGGTTGTGATATCGTACAGGTTAATAGTTTGACAGAAGGCGCAGCATGTACAACTCTGTTGGCCAAAGAACTTATTAACAACGATGAGCCATTACTGATGGCGAACTCAGACCAATATGTGGAGTGGAACTCAAATGAATGTCTCTATGCTTTTACTGCTGACGGCGTTGATGGTGGTATCGTTACCTTTAGGGCAACCCATCCAAAGTGGTCATTTGCAAAACTCGGAGATGACGGTTTCGTCACAGAAGTAGCAGAGAAGAATCCAATTTCAAATATCGCAACAGTCGGTATCTACTATTGGAAAAAAGGTTCTGATTATGTTAAGTATGCTGAACAAATGATTGAAAAGAATATCCGTACCAACGGAGAATTCTATGTGTGTCCAGTATTCAATGAAGCCATTGGTGATGGTAAGAAGATTCGTGTCAAAGATATTCCTAAGATGTGGGGCATTGGTACTCCAGAAGATTTAAATTACTTCTTGGAGAATCATAAATGAAAGTTGCAGTTATATTGACAGGACACCTCCGATGTTGGAAAGAGGTGTTTCCCAATTTCAAAGAAAAGATTATTGACCGATACAATCCCGATATCTACATTCATACATGGGATGATGAGGCGTATTGGATTCCTGGTGATAAACAAAATAAAACAGGTATCTACGAAGGCGCACCACAAATTGTTGATGATGAAATATTAGACACATACAAACCAGTACACTATGTGAAAGAGTATTGGGAAGATTTCAATAAACACTTTGAATCTTGTGGTGAATACTTTACGAACTATGCACACAGACCAAAGAATATTCTATCGATGTTCTATAAGATGCATCAAGGTTTCTCTGTACTTGAGACACACGTTGCAAGACTACAATCATCATATGATTTGGTGATTCGTATGCGACCTGATATGTTGATACATGATGACTTGCCTGATTTTGATCCAAATGTATTCTACACTGTTGCAGCCAGAAACCATTTAGGTCAAGGCACCGGTGATGTAATGCAAGTTGGTAACTTTATCTCTATGATGTTCTTCACCAAGTTGATTACAGTAATTGGTTCTGTCTACAAGCAAACTGATCTACTATGTCCTCATGTAATGTCAACGCAACATATTAAGAACCTTGGATTCAACTGGCAGGAGATAAATCTAAATAGAACTCTCATGCACACACCAAAAGGACCTTATGTTGAAATGGACAAGTAATACGTTTAAAGATATCATAGAATTAAAAGATGGACCTGTAACCTATTCCGATAACGGCAGAGGTAATCTTAAGATGAGTAATCATCTTTATCCCTACTCCATCAAAGAAGAAGAATTTAACTTTCTAAGAAATCTAATCGTAGATAACAACCTTCAACGTGGTTATGAATGTGCAACTGCATTCGGTATCAGTTCAACAGCAATTGGTTTAGGTTTCTTGGAAACTGGTGGTAAGGTCGTAACAATGGATGCCTACATTGAAGAATCTAAAGGCAATCCAGGTCATTACAGAGATATGCAACGTGAAGTGTATGATAAGGCCGATGGTTACAAATCAGTTAAGTATTTGATTGAACAGTTTGGTTTAGAGAACACACTCTTTCCAGAGATTGGTTGGAGTCCTGATGATACAGAGACTTGTGTACGTAGACATTTCTCTGAGCCACTAGACTTTGTATTCATTGACGCAGGACATTTCCCTGAACAAATGATTAAAGACATTGATGCATTTTTGCCATTGCTTGGTGAAAAGTATGTGTTGGCATTCCATGATGTGTATGACCACAGTTTCACACAGGCAGTACATGACCACTTATTGAACAAGATTGATAAGAAGGTTGAGATTAAACTTTATTATCCTGCAGGTGAAAATATGGGAGTTGTGATAAACGTATGATACTAATTGCACACCGTGGTAATACTAATGGACCGAAACCACATTTAGAAAATAGTCCAGATTATATTGATTTAGCTATCGAAGATGGGTTCTCAGTAGAAGTGGACTTATGGTGTGTCGATGATGTTTTATATTTTGGCCACGACAATCCACAATATCTGGTGGATCCTGAGTATTTGATGGTACGTAAACAAACACTATGGATTCACTGTAAAAACAAAGAAGCATTCAGTTATTGTCTAAAGAACAAACTGCATTGTTTCTGGCACAACGTTGACGATTACACGATGACCAACTGGGGTTATGTTTGGGCATATCCTGGTAAAGAACCAGTAAACCACTTGACAGTATTGGTGATGCCAGAGAATATCTGGCCAACCAAGAAAACGATATCTCTTAATGCTTTTGGTGCATGTTCTGATTGGGTTGGTGAAATTCGTGATTACATAAATAGAATATAATATTAACTGCTGCAGAGGCGGAGATGAAATTTA